AGCTTCACACTGCAATAGTGGAACATAAGGTTAGTGTATGAAGCCAGCGCAACAACTATTTCCCCGTACTCCTCTATAAATTCGCCTTTCGTCATTTCGGTCCTCCTAGTGCGTGGATACGCATAATTTCCGTCAGCCACAGGGCATCACGGCGGGTCATCCCAGAAGAACGGACAAACAGCTCCCTGTCTTTGTCAAAGCCAATGATTAAGACTTCTTCTAAGCCCTCCATCCTCTCATAATCCAAGGCGGAAATCAAGGCTTGAAGCGTGGTCATTTTCTCGGTGGCTGGGAGCGAAGTTACATTCTCCATTCCGCGTATGGTTTCTTCGTTCATAGCAGTTCCCTTAAACCCCGCTCGGCGCTGTCCAGCGCGTTCCAATCCGCCTTCGACAAAGCAGCAGAGTCGGAGACCCGTTGTAAATCCGCTTGAATTGTGAGTAGACGATCCAGCAGGGCTTCAACTCTAATGGCCTGGAGTTTGGTCAATCTGCGCTGGCGCAGTTCATCCCTCAGTTCATCGTACATTGCTTGCTGTCCAGATCCCATCACCCTCTCTCAGTAGCTTTCTCCCATATTTGGGAGAGTTTGTTTAACTGCTTTTCGGACAAGGTTTTCCCCGCGTCCAGCTGCTTGCGAATGGATATGATAAAACTATCTTCCCACTCGCTCAGCCGCTTACGCCGGCTTTCACAATCCCGTAGAAGCTCCTTCTGCAATTCAAGTTCTGGGTCATCAGCCATTTCCGTTTCCTTTGGGTGCTAGCCCGCTAAACTCATAAACCGTGCCACGCTTAAGATTGTTTGCACGATCAAAATCTTCCAGATAGTTTAGCACCAACTCCCTTGGAGGCGGCTTTTCTGCCAGTCCTCTATACGCGCGACCCGCCGGAATTACCAGTTTAACCTTTGACAAGCTGGATTTTTTGGGTTTTCCCATGTTCACAATTCCTTTTGGAATAATGTTCACTTCTGCATCTTCGCTTTCAATACATACAAACTACCCGACTGTACGAGCTCAAGTTGGCCCGACTTTATAGTACCTACCACCATATCCTCGAAATCTCTAGCTCCGGGGAAATACCTATGCAGACGCCGGAAGGCTTCTTCATAAGATATTTCACCGGCGCGTATCACCATGCTTATCAATTCCTCTGCCCACTTTGCCGCTTCTGCGCACCCAACTTGGGCAAACACCTTTGGCATGTCCGCCTCGGCGGTTTTCAGCATCTGATCTGCAAGCTTCAGATCCTGCGCTGTGATAACCAGCTCATCCCGGCTTGAAGCTGCGATGATCATAGCTAGCTTATGCAGGTGAGTTTGCTTCCGCGCTCGATAACTACGTTGTTGCTCGGACGTATCGTCCGCCATGCTTTCTGGACTCCATAGCTTCTCATACCACTCTGTGCCCCAATGAATGGCTGTAGGGTCTAGTTCATACTCCCCACAAAGCTCTGTTGAAATGTGTATTAAGTCGTCAATTAGATGCTTGGTGCGCTCTTGCCGACCTTCCGGTGCTACTTTTTTCGGGTAGGCTATAAGCTTCTCTTTCTTGTCTACATACACAAAAATGCAGCGGGATGTAAACCCGCCGCCGATAATAGCATGGGACATATTGGCACTGATCCATGCCGGTGTGGTGCATGCCGCTATGTTAATCCACGGCCCTTCGATCAGGTTATTACCGTTGTTCTTGGTCGTTTTGTAGAACGTCGGACGCCCATCCCAGAGGTCAATCATTAGGTTTACCATCCCCCTATCGTCAAAGTCCATGAGCAAACCGAACTCGCTTGCGAACAGCGTTAAGGCGCTCATAGGGATTAGATACTCCCCCTGCATGAAGGCTTCAGCATTGTTCTCAAAGTGCTCAGCCAAGCTAGCCGCAGTCACTACGTCCGGACCAAAGTGAATACCCGGAACAGCTCGCAGTAGATCCATGGCTAGACCGATGTTTGTTGACTTACTAGCTACTCCCGGAGGAGCCACTACGATTATGAAAAAGTTTGGGGTCCATTTGAAAATGTCCATATCTATACAGACCTTCCGCCGCAAGGCTCCCGCGATTGCGCTGACGCCTCCCCAAAATCTAAGGAAGCGTCCGCTTTCTGCATGGTCCGTTGCTGCCAGGAAGGCGGTTAGCCAATCCTTGAGCTTTCGAGCCATGGCCGGTTTATATTTGCGTAGGTAAGAGAATAGTATATATCCGAATTTCAGTAGCCGATGAGTATGCTATAAGCGCCCGATATAACGCTTCTTTGTCCCAGAAACCGGGGCCGACCGCCCATCCCGCCTGCTTGTAGCCTATCATTGCAAAATAGTACGGGAGTTCTGTTGGCCTTTCGCTGAATTCTTCCAGCTTGCCGCCATCTACAATGTTCATGTTGTTACCCCTTATACTGTCCGAAATTTACTCGCAATCCCCCCAAGACTTCTGGGAAGTCTTTACCCCAATCGGAATGATTAGCGGATCATCGTAGGGGATTACAACGTGGGATGCGAGCCGGATTGCTGCGAGATGTTTCTCGCGTTCAGCTATGGGGTATTGCCCCACCAAGCTGTCATGCACCTGCAACAAAACTTCTATATCCTGCGTGTTCTTGTAGATGTTCATCCAGATCTTATTGATCAGGATTGCGACAGTGGACTGCGGGATCCAAGCAATGGCTTCACGGAACGCACTGTCATCTACACGGCCGAGCAGGTTCATCCGATAGCCGAATTTGTTGGTCACTTGACGAGTTGAGGATACGCGCTTTTTAAAGTCGATTTGATAGCGGGCGATGGCGGGAAATTTTCCGAAGTACCAAGCTTGAGTCCGTTCTGCTTCATGCACGAGCAAGCCCAAGCGCTGTGCTAATCCGCGAGCCGTCCCGAGGTAGTGCGTACCGTGGCAGAAAGACTTGAACATCTTGTAGCGTGGATCCGTGGCGCCGTTCGGCAAGGTTTTGCTGATGGACGGATCGTGGTAGAATTCGCGGCATACTTCCATGTACGGGTCGCGCCCTTCCGCAAGCATGGCTTTCATTTCTCGCTCGTCCGCCTCGTAGACTACGATGCGTAAATCTGCCTTGCTCAAGTCGGTGTCGAACATTTCCATTCCGTCGTCTGGGATGAACATCGCCCGGACATTCGGGAGTAGGTAGTCCTCGTCCCCTATCGGGACATTCTGAAGATTGAGCCCACTGCCAAAAGCGTCCTTGGAGGACGAAAACCGGTATGTCTTGGCACCCCCAAGGTGGTAGGAGCAGCGCATCCGGCCATCGTCACTAACTTCGGCTTCCGCAAACGTACTAAGGAAAACACCGAGCGAACGCATTTGCTCTATCGTTCTGCATATCGGAGCTAGGATAGGTTCGCGCATACCGATCAGCTCCAACGCCTCGCTATTCGTTGTTAGATGGCTTTCCGAATGCTTGGACCCTCGGGACATGACGGGCGGCTGGCCGAATTGTACGTAGAAAAGATCCGACAATTGCTTGGGTGAACGGATATTCAGCTCGTGGCCGAGGATGCGTTCCAACCAGGCTTGATGTTCAACCAGGGAAGCTTCTAACTGCCTGCACATCTTATGCTTAACCCCATGGTCGATGCGCACTCCCCGGATCATTGCGTAGAGGACAGGCCAGAACATTTGCTGTTGGAAAGAGTCCACTTGCTCTAGCCCGTATTGCTTGACAAGTGTCAGCTCCACTTCGCCAACTTCGCGCGTTCGCACGCAGTCCTGACAGTTGTACGACCAGAGTTGGTCCTCCCCTACATCTTGCGTCCACGTCTTGCCGTCATCCTTCCAATACACGTAGTGGTCGCATAGGATACTGGCCTGGTAGTCAAGGCGTTTGGGCAGGCTTGCGAATAGCGTATGAAAGCTGACTAAAGTATCCTGCATAACCCTGGGAACAAACCGCCAATGCTTCCACGTGTACTGGCAGTCATAGATTAAGTTCTGCCCACGGACCAAAGCATTTCGATGGCAAAGAATGTCACGGAGCTTGCACAGGATGAAAAACTCTTGCTCCTCCAGCCAATACCCGTCAGCACTTTCCACGCACATCAGCGGGATGCAGATAGAATCTAGAAGGGACCATGAAAGACCCGCGCAAGCAATGTGTCCGGCCCGTGTTTCCAAGTCAAAGTCGATCCACACCTGCTCCTTGTCGAGTCGAGCTTTCAAATGCCCAAGTGTATCCATAACCGATGCGAATGAGGGTCGGACTAGGAAGTGCCAATCTGGGGCGTTCGTCCACGTGCGGCTGTGTTTGTCCCTTGCCGCTCGCCTCAAGTCGGAAACGACGGTGGGCCGCATTTCCATCTGACGAAAGATGGATGTTGGGTGTAGTGTAGGAAGGACTTTACGCCCATCCCGCATGGTGAGCTGACTTCCCCGCCACTTCGTAATTCCCTCTGCGCCCGTAAGCGCCCACAAGGCTAACCCCCCAAACGCTATGACGGTTGTCGGGTTGACCATTTCTATTTCTTTGAGCAGTTGGTTGTAGCCATTCAGCACAATCGGCGCAACCATCTTGCCTTTGAGGGGGATGAAGTCAGACTGGATACCGGACTTCCGCTCCGGTATCCAGTTGTCCACATTATTCTGATACGGACGTGCGTTTACGACGCTTGTTGCATAGCACTCCCCCCGCCTGATCCCTGCTTGTTGCAACATCTGGTTCAATTCGGCGCCCGCAGCCCCCAAAAGGGATTCTCCATACCGCTCGTCCGCTTCTCCCCAGGTTTCCCCCACTAGCATGATGGCGGCGTTATGCGGACCTACTCCAGTTGGTAGCCTCATTTCAAGTCCTCCAAACGCTTGATAGCCATCCCCACGCTCGCTTCCTCTTTGTCGATTGCCGTTACTACACAGGCCAGGCTATGCCCTGCCGGAATTACAGCGCCGGATCCGCAGAACGGATCTAAGATGCTATTGCCCGGAGCCACACTTCTGCTGAGCAGATCGGTTATAAGCGCCACGGGTTTTTGCGCTTGGTGCCCAACAGATTCATCCGGGGGATAGACCAGTACGTCCCCCACCATCTTCGTTACCGGCTTGGCCCCCTTCGCCGCGAACAGGATTGCTTCATACCGGCGTTGCGGACCGCGGTCTGGCCACGGCGCCCGGTAAGCTACTGGCTTCACCCAGATCAGCGGGGTACGGAAAACTTCCCACCCAGCTTCATTCATCCATTCCCGGAACTCGACAAACCGCTCTATATCGCAAAAAGCGTATAGATGGGCTTGGGGTTTAGCCAGCCGAAAACTTTCCGGTCCGAATACTTCCAGCATTTCGAGCCAAGCTTCGTATGAATCGTCGTAGGGATGCGCACCGCCTGCGTGGCTTGCTCCCCCGCTTAGCCCAAATCTATGCGCGTCCATCCCGTAGATCGGGTCGGTGCAAATCACGTCAAATTGTGCACTTGAGTTTCGCATCCACTCCAGGCTATTGCAAAGCAGAATGTTATGGGGAAGCTTGGATTCCCCTTTCCACTTCTGCGCAATCGCCACGCTTCGTGCGTCTCGCTGTTTCCGCTCCACGATCTTGATTGCGTCGGGCAAGGTTTTTGCTTTTGCCACATCCGGGTCGTCCAGGTGCGGACAAATCAACAATTCTTGCCGGCGCGTGACAAGCGCTCGCCCTGTAGGCTTTGCTGCAGATTGCTCCGTTACCAGCTCCGTCGTGGTCGGGGTTCTACCATGACGCTTCTCGAATAGGGTTTTAAGCTGCTCGGTGGCAGCTGCCCGCTCTTGCCACGTCAAGTCCTTCCGACGGACATTCTCCGCCCACTCAGCCTCGGCCGCTTCAAGCTCGCTCAACTCCCCCAGCAGTGAGAAGGGTATATAGCCGGGGTTAACTACTTCATTGTTGCACTTTACCACGCGCCCTAGTGCGTGCATTTCCGTAATCGCCCGCAGTCTCCGCTCTCCCGCCACTAGCCACAAAATTCCATCTTCAATCCGGCAGACTATGGGGTGGAGCAATTGAGAGGTTTCGATGGAATCTATCAATTCCTCCAGAGCTGCCGGGTCAAATTCCTGGCGTTGGCGGTTCGGCTTGATCTTGATTGAGTCGAGTAGCCCTATGTGCATTTTATTCCCTTCCAAGCGAAAAAAGGGTGGGGTTTCCCCCACCCAAGATGAAACGATTAGGAAACTTTGCCGATCCCTACGATCTCCTCGATCGGGGCGTTGTCCCAGATCTTGTGTTGGATGCTCACCAGAACACTTTTACCGACCAGCATCCCCGGAGCGAAAAGTGTGCCAGCCGTGTTCATGTCCGTCGCTTCCCGGTACATGCGCAAGGCGCGGTTCTTGCCCGGCGCGTAGTCGAGTGTGTTGGCAGGCGTCATATCCAACATGATGCTATCCACCAGGCGGCAGAACGGTTCCGTATACTTGCAATCTTCGGCCACTTGCGGCGGCAGCGCGATCAGCAACGTGGCGTTGAATTTGTAGCCGGTTTTGGTACCGTCCTTGCTACGCCAGGGTTCCGGCACCAGTTTTTCGATGATGGCGGTGTAGTTTCCGGGCGGCAGCGGAATGCGACGCTCGGACGCTTCGGTAGTGGTTGCTTGCAGGAATAGGTTGGGATCGAAAGCACTCGGTGTGTTCATGTTACTGGTCCTTTAAGGATTTGGCGATGGAATAGGGGAACGGTTGCCAAGCGTTCGACACGGCTATCTCTTAAACTTTTCATTTATTTGCGGCTAGGGCTGCGAACAGCTGCTGGCGTGCATTCGGAAACACAGCTTCATACTGCTCGGAAGTCTTGCCTAGTTCATACTGCGAGCCAGATGCTGTGTATATCAGCTGCCCTTCCGCCCTCGTGATTCTAGCAGTTTTTATGTAGCGATCTTCCGGCCAATCTGGGTGCCCATAGACATTCCCTGCTAGCTTAGCAATAGGCAAACCATTGCTGTCGAGTTTGAAGAACACTATGCACCAATTTTCTAGTCGCATATCACACCTTCAAGGCATGGCCTATTGCAATTGCTAACAGCAGGGTTGGAATGAGTAGCATATTACGCTCCTGATTTTGATTTTGCTGCCATACGGGAAGCCCACTTATCCAAGATGGTGCTGAAGTTTGGGACCAGCTTAGCCGCGATGGGAAGATTGCGGGTTTTCAGATCGGTCATTGCGTTTGCTGTGTCCCATGTCCACTGTGTTCCTTCGCGGACAGTCAGAATCACATCGCTGAATAGCGGGGGAATATCCCCTGCAATTGCTTTGCCGATCGCCTTCGTCATGATTTTTGACAAGCCGGTAATTTCATCGTTCAAGCGGTCGATGTGGGCTGTCATGATGAAGGTGCAGGCGCATCCCTGCGTAATCAGCCGCAGGAAGTTCATCAAGTTATTCTGCGCCATGCCGTATTCATTCGGGGAAGCAGTCGGCTTGTTTCCGATTGTCATCTTCATAGCGGCATTAGCCAGCTCGGTCAGGCTATCTATGACGAAGATGAACTCGGGCGGCTGTTGTTCGAGCGGGCCGAATGACTGGCCTGTGCGCTCGTCAGTCAGTTTCGCACAAGTTTGTAAGATCTTTTTGTAAGCGTTATTTTGGCCGCGCGTGCTGTCCGTGATCTTGGTTATCATTTCAAATGGGTAGTTGCCTACCGCATCCGCTGCCGTGATAAGGCTGTTCAGCCCGATCGGTCGTGTCAGGGTTTGCGCCCAAGCAAGGTTAGGCGGAATAGGCTTGCCGCGGTCTGCCCAATAGCCGAGAAGGGTTTCCA